GATACCAGTTGTGAAGCTGGAAATAACCTGTGCTGTGAACGTATCTAGGATACCCTCAAGGAAGTTGTCTGTGTCACCATCAATCAAGAACTGGTACAAGAAGGCGTTAAAGTCCTGCTTAAAGTTAGCAGCATAGTTTTCAGCAAGGGTTTGAGCAGAGTTTTCTTCATCAGTAGTAGTTGAAATAACACCACCACCTGCTACCGTCATAGCTGCATCAACAGCACTAGCGGTACCTTCATCAGCAGCGATAGAGGCCCCAAGGCGTTCTCTTTGTCTAAACAGATCAGCAAGAGTACCTCGTGTTCTACTAGCCGCTTCAAACTCCCTGTCAAGTTCAAGCATCATAATGTCATCTTGAGCTTTAGCAATCAACCCATCAATCTCAGCTATCTGACCTACTGGACCACCTGTGTTAAACATCTGAGGTAGTTTACCAGCGTTAAGAGCAGCCATGAAAGCAGGACCAAACTTATTAACGGCTTTCGCTTGCATAACAAACTCACCGTTAGAAAGCATGGCTGGAATAAGGTCTTCCTTTGGTCCACCGGGGCCGGAGATATAACCGCCTGTAGCAAAAGGTGCAGGAGTAAGACCAGCTGCTTGCTGTTGTTCAGGTGTGAGGTTACTCGTATCCGCAAGGCTTAGATCGACTTTAAGATCAAGGGGATCAATACCAAACAGATTCTTAGCCCAGTCAGGCATACCGTCACCGATGGAGTCCCAGAGGCCAGTAAAAGCGTCAACAATAGGGTCTACCATCCAGCTAGCAATTGACTGAAAGATGTCTTTAAGGGTGGTAGTAAGCCGTACACCAAAGTCTACAATAGCACTACCACCGAAGTTATCACCTGAGAAGGCAGCTGCTAGGGAACCAATAAGGCCACCAATAATAGCACCACCTACAACACCAAACGGACCAAACATACCACCAAGAGTAGCACCAAGACCTGCACCAAGAACACCCTCGTCGATTGTATCGAGGAGGGCATTGACAAGAGGGTTGTCTGAATTGAAAAGCTCCTTTAAACCATCCTCAATAAGAGGACCAATCAGAGAAGCAATAAAACCCCACTTAAAGAGTTTAAGTCCAGCAGAGATTGCGCCTTTACCAAACAAACCTCCAATCAAACTTACACCAACAGGTAGCAAGGCTTTTCTAGCAAGAGGGGAAACTGCAGCAAGGGCAAGGGTTGCGGCAACACCGCCTACAATACGATCAGCTGTAGCACTGTCAAGTTTAATTTTGAAACCATCAAGAATACCACCACCAAAGCTTTCAAAGGCACGGCGAATACCGTTGGCAAGGCTTCTACCAACCTTGTCAGCACCACCATCTTTGTCAAAGAACGTAGCTAGGAAACTACCAATACCACGACCGAGGCTTGTAAGAGAAGCTTGTGTAGCTGGGTTGTTGAGAACGTCAGCAGCAAAGATGATAGCACCACCTGCTAGGGTGATAGTCTTAAAGGAAAGACCCAAAGCAGCCTTTGCAAGGAGGGCAAGGGAGATTGCACCGCCGATCTTTTCAGCATCAACAATCACTTTAGAGATAAACTCCGAAGCAATAGCTTCACCAGAGGCAATACTACCAGCGATACTAGTACCTGCCCCAGCAAGAGCAACACCAACACCACCCACAGAAGTAGCTAAAAGTCGTCCACCCGCCTGCCATACTTCATAGAGTTTGTTAATAATAGACTCAAAGTTTGTAGACAGAGAAACGACAATACCCTCACCAGAGATACCAGAGATAGCATCAATGAGTTTACCAAAGGGAGAAAACTGCTCTTCAAGTTGGTTGGTTCTTGGGTTAAGGACAGTTGTAGTTTGTAAATCGGAGAAATACCCTGCAAGAGTGTCACGGAGTTCTTTTACCTTTTCAATAGAGGAATCGATCGAACGACCGAACTCATTCTGTTCACGGTAAGTCCCACCGAAAGGTGTTGTGAACTCTGTTGTTGTAAGTTCTGTAAACAGTTGTTTCCACTTAGCAGAAACTTTACCATAAAGATCGGAAAAGAAACCAGCCACATCAGAAACAAATTCTTTAAGAACTTCACTTACACGGGATAGGGCTTTTGTAAGTTGTGGGCCAGCAATACCGGTTGGTCTATCACTAAAAATATCCCACCAGTAAGAGTTACCAGAGACAGCCATCCAAAGATCGCGGAATAGGTTTGCGATGAAACTTGTAAAGCGTCCAATGGTGAGTTTGACTGCCTCAAGGCTGGGAGCAAGATCATCAATGTTGAGTGCTGTTACCCTGAGAGCAATAGTCTGAGTACCGTCTGTTACAAAGTTTTTGACCGTATTACCTAACTCTATAATGTCACTCATAATACCAGATAGGTCAATGTTAAAACGCTCCCGAAAAAGGCGAAGGATACTGAGTTTAAAGAAGATAAAGTCGTTAAGAACAAGGTTCAACCTAGCTCGGTAAACTGTTGCCCAGAAACTAATGTTATCAGCAAAGAACCTGAGACCCTGTGTACCTGCAATGATAGTTTCTCGGAGTCTCTTAGAGAAACCAAGTTCTGTATCAAGGGCGGCGAGAGCACGAGTAAACTCATCCCTTAAAACACTGGTAAGACCACCCACTGTAGATTCGAGTGTTTGGAACTCATCGTTAAGATCAATCGACTCAGCAATAATAGCGTCAAACACAGCCTCCGCTGTAAGTTGACCATCTTGAGCTTTCTTTCTAAGTTCACTGAAAGGGATACCCATGCCATCAGCGATAGCACGAGCCAGCCGAGGAATACCCTCAAGGACAGAGTTAAGTTCTTCACCACGGAGAGTACCAGAGGCAAGACCCTGACCCAGCTGGATGATAGAAGCTTTAGCTGTGTCGGCTGTGGCACCAGAGAGAGTGGCCGCTTGCAGAACTGCTTCTGTAGCTTGGATAATCTCTTGTGTGCCTTTACCGGACTCTTGTAGTGCTAGACCAAACCTGTTAAAGGTGGTAGCAGCGGTAGAGACAGGTAGACGAGCACGGGCAGAGACCCCGTACAGTTCTTTCATTGTAGCTGTGAGTGCTTGCCCACGGCCTGTTACAAGAGCAAGCTGGTTTTCTAGGTTGGTTAGTTGGTCCGACGCGTTGGCAAAGCTTTTTGTTACGACAGAACCAGTAAAGGCAGCAGCAATAGCCACAGCCGCTTTTTGGAACCCACGAGTCACTTGTTGAGCTTTCCGGTCCAGATTTGCTACTGAACGTTCAAGGCGTGACAGGTCGGTCCTTGCTTGGGTACTATTTGACCGTACCCGAATTTCTACACCACTCATTTGTGACTCCTTAATAAGTTTGCCCCCAAACAATAACCTCTCATATGAGGCACCATCTGGGGGCAGTTATTATCTTTGGGTAATAATTCCGATTTCAAGAAGAACCTGCTCAATAAAGAAGCTAGGCGCTTGTTGGCTGCTACCGTTGTTTAGGTAGCTGATGTATTCTACATCGTTGGCGATTACCGCACCACGGTAACCGTCTAGTTGTCTTCGTTCTTCTGTTAGCCAACCCTGTCTTGCTTCGCCTGTGTCTACAGGGGTTACAATCTGGAGTTGATCTACAGCATAGTTTACGAGTTCATCAATTTCTACGTTAGCGAGTTGTTGAACTTCTTTCCTAATACGATCCATTTCACGTCTAAAGTTTACAACTTCAAGACTTACTAGGGGTTTTCTTTGAACCATTCTTTCCTCCTAAGTCTAGGTTGAAACCATCTCCGTCTTTTGCTTTAAGCATCTGAGCAAGGAAAGGCCCCTTCGGAATGGCTCTGTCGTTAATTTGTTTATCTTTCTCAACCTTCTTGAGGTGTTGAATAGAAACAAAAGCGTCTTCTGGCTTACCTTTGAAACCAAAAGACTTCATAATCATGTAGGAACGGAAGTCTTCTCGCCAACCAATAGGTCGTTGGTCGAAGAAGGAGACCCACTTTCTAAGCTCTGTGTAAGGCATTTCGTCCAGCATCTTGTAGACAGGCATACCTAGTTGGTGAGCAATCTCAAAGATTACTTCTTCTTCGCTAGTGAGTTTCCCGAATCCTCATCCCCCACTGCAAGACCGCAGTACTGTAGGATTGTTTCAGAGAGTTCTGTTAGGTCAGAAGGTGGGAAGGTGTTGAAGTCTTCATCGGTCATTTCTTCCGCGTCAACCACTGCCATACGCAGGACTGTACGAAGGACGCCCATTTGATCAGCATCTTCGTCTTTAGAGTTGCCAGCTGCTTTCAGCACATCACGGACTTTCATAACGTCATTGATGGAAAGCTTGCGGATTTTAACTTTGTCGCCCATGAAGGAGACTTCTTTAAGTTGTTCTTTACCTACGAGGTGTTTCATTTCTTATTCCTAATCTATTAACTATAGTTGTTGTAGTTGTCGTCTTTAAAAAGACTTTTGTTATTCTCTTGGAAATCGTCTAGCATCTTTCGACACGTATGAAGCACGGAGAGAGTTTCCATGATCTCTTGCCCTGCTTTGCTTTCACCATCAAAGTCTTTGAAACGTTCAAAGGTCTTTCGAATACTGATGTCTACACTCCGGCGCATGTGCTTGAAGGTTGTCCTCATTACGAAGCTCTTACTAAAGGGCGTATCTTGCATAACTGTTTCTTTCACTAGGAGGCAGGAAGCCCCTAAAGGCTCCCCGCTATTGTTTAAGCAGCTGCGACTGTAGCAGGACCGTAGAAATCCGACTGAGCGGAAAGGGTAACGGTTGCTGTAGTAGCGTCTGTAAGTTGTGGGTTAACCAGAACAGCTTCAATTTTACCAAGGAAGTAAAACTCTGTGTTCTCGCTTGCGATCGTTGCACCAAGACTGTCAGCGAGAGCAAGATTACCATTGGACATCATAACGCGGAAAGCGACCTGTGTACCTTTGAGAGCTTCGATTGCCAACATGTCTTCTGGTACATAGTTAACTGTCACGTCGAGAGAAGGCGCGTCGGACTGGCCTTGAATCTGCGAGGAAGTTGCCTGACCATAGACAGGAACGTTAACGATGTTAGAAGGTGTACCCACGGAAGGGAATTCCCGGACAGAAGGCATACGCTGAATGTCACCAGAATTGACTGTCTGGAAGAGTGCCGCAAATTCGGCAGCTGTGTCTGTGTCTGCTGGGATTGTCCCAGAGAAGATGTCGAGGTAAGTGTAAATACCCGCACCAATAGTTGTAAGATGTGCCATTATTTATTCTCCATAATGCTTAAAGTTGATTTGGTAAGTTGCTCCAAAGAGCGAACTGTTATCACTGTCTATCCCCTCCATCCTTACGAAGGAAGTTCCAAGCTCAGTTCCATTTGTTAGTTTAGTATTCAAGAGTACTGTATTCAGGGCGTCGGCAATTTGCATAACGCGGTTCTGACCCTCACCAGCTTTGACAAAGATTCTTAGGATAACAAGACCACTAAGAGTGACTTTTCCTTGATAGTCTCTGTTTTCAGAGCTTCCGGGTAGAACAGTAATTCGACAATACTCGTTAGGGTTAACAAGATCACCAAAGTAATTCTCAGGTACAACCTCAATCCCTTTTGTCTGCCAAGCAGTAGAAGCGATTACAGAGTTGATGTCGTTAAGAAGGGCTTCAAACATTATTCATGCTCCTTCTTAATTTGTAGTGTAATGATGAACTCATTGTCATCATAGTCACCAATGTTGTATTCAACACCATCAATTGTCAGGGTGTCGTATACAGAGATATCAACACCAGACTTGATAATTGCCTCTGTTGAGGTTGCATTTGTCAAGGGGTTTGTTTTTGTAAGTTTGATTACTTCAACAACTGTAGAAGTTGAGGTTGAGGCGATAAGGCCCGTAGAAAAGTCATAGCCCGTGACCGATTTAGAGGACAGGGTGCCAGAGACAACGAGGTCTCCAACTGCTTTAAAGGCTTTGTCAACTGCCGAAGTTACTTTGTTTCTTAGTGACATTAGTTAGCCCTCCACCATAGGTTTGAACCACCGTTAACAATAAGAGGGCGGATAAACTTTGTGGCATTGTTAGTAATGATCGGCACACGCGTTACATCTGAGTTAGAGTCAGTCAAAGAAATAGACCCGACCGAGATAGACTCAAAGGTTTGAGTTTGGCCCAGTTGGATACCTTCATTGTTGAGCAGATGGAAGGCTTGTTCGTAAACCGCGATCTTTACTCTGTTTGGAACCTCGTCCACGGCAATTACAATACGTTGACCCATTTTCTGATCAAAGTAAGAAGCATTGCTACGTGGCCAAGCAAGAGCTTGGGAGGGACTAACAGCATACCCAATCCAATAGTTTTCATCAATTAGTTGAGTAGCAGTGACTAGAACTTGCTCTTTAACAGGAGTCGTGGCAGAAGCCCAAATAGAGCTATCTGCACGATCCCCAAAGTAAGCATCTGCCTCTGCAACAGTAACATAACTGTTTTCATTTAGAGTTAGAGCCATTAGTCCCTCCTAGAGATTAGCTGTGGAAAATTGGCAGGATACCAAGGTTCAGTGCATTCACTTTACGCGTAAAGGCTGTGTTAGCAGCATACGCAGTGTTAGTAGCAAAGGCGTTAGTAGCGCCAGCCCAGTCATAACCCATTGGGTGCATGATAAAGCCATAACGGTACCAGATATCTGTCGAACCACCACCCGTGTAGGAAGCAGCATCACGCTCAACTTCAACAGGGGTTGGAACAGAAACAGGAGCAAAAGAGATCGCTTCTGGTTTGATCAGGAATGTAGCCTTAGTAGACTGAGCATTCAGATCACCAGTAGCAGCGCCAGCGATCATCTGGTTCGCACGAGTTGGGATCAGGCGGAACTTACCACCAAAGATTGTAGCAAACTCAAGGTTACCATCGGTTACCATTGTGTCGTCAACAAGGTTAGCGGCACGGAACTCTGCCATGTTCTCAGGTGAAGTAACCATGTACATGAAGTCAGGCTCATAGTCTTTGAAGCCCATACCAACCGCTTGGAACAGACGCTCACCACGGGAAGCACCAGCAGCAGAACTGTCAAACAGTTTACGAGCGTCAGGAGTACCTGTAGCAGCAGCACCGAAGACACCGGAAGCGGCGTTAAGGTCTACGAAGAAACCTGTAGCAGCGGTATCAGCATCGGTATCAAAGTCAGCAATACCACCTGCACCAGCGCCACCAGCATCACCTAGAGCAACCTCAGAACCAGCTACACCCTTAAGAACGGACAACAGAGCGTTGTGCTCGTCCTGACCACGGACTTCGGCAAAGTCACGAGCGATCTTCAAGAGACCGTCCTGCTTCGACACGACTTCCTGCAGGTTTACCTGCTTGGCACCAAATGTGCGAACAGTCTTGATGTAGTTGCTGACTTCTGTGGTGATGTCAGTGTAAGTACCATCAGCGGCGTTCGAAAGCGAAGCGACGTTGATGTTAGCCGAAAGTGGCTGGTACCAGCGCATTTGACCAATAAAGCTTTCGCCATCGGCTGTGATATCGTCGCGCATACCTACGATACCTGTAGAGTTGAGTTTACGAGCTTCTGTGTAAGCTTCGTCGCTGTAAGCAGAAATCGCGAGGGCGATATTCTGGAAGTCTGTATTTGTAATAGCCATTTGTGTTATTCCTTATTTAAGAATTAGTAGCCGAAGCTACCGAGTTTACCCTTACGGGCCATTTCTAAAAGTTCGTCTCCGGTCATTTCCAAGATACCCTTCTTTGGGCTAGTATCGGATTTTCCACCGGGGTTATCTTTACCACCGCCTGTATTAGGCTTGGAGCGGAAAAGAAATTCGTTGTTAGTATCTTTTGAGTATTCTTCAACAAAAGAAGCAATAGTCTTACCGTCTTTGCTGACCCAGTTTCCATCATCGTCTTGTTCAAGATTATCGACAATATCACGCCGAGCCATTTCACGACTACGGTCATTCTTGAATTCGAGAGTGGCGAGTGCGCTTGACACTACCTGATCCCGCTTCAAAGAAGTGTTTTCTTGACGAAGAAGATCAAGTTCAGCGTTAGCTTCTGCAACACGCATTTCTGCAAGTTCCTGTAGCTTACCCTCTTCTTCGAGTTTCTTCATCTTTTCTTCTTTTCGAGCCTTGGCAAGATCAGCTTTTTCTTTTTCTGACTTGGCAAGTTTCTCAGCCATCTTATCCATGTTTGCTTTCATCTTAGCAAGCTTTTCTTCGGCAAGACGCTCAATCCGAGCCTCAATATCATCGTCATCGTCGTCATTAGACTGGTTGGTGTCATCGTCATCACCTTCTTGTTCAGCAGCTTCTGCTTCTTCAAGGGACTTCTGCGCTTCTTGCAACTGGATTTCCAGTTTAGCAAGTTCACCTTTGTCTGTTGTTTCTGACTTCTTTGCTTCGAGGTCGGCGATTAGTTTCTTAATTTCTTCAATACTCATAGTTTCTCCTTAAGCACAGCTTAACGTTATATAAAAATGAATGAGGTACGACCTCTATTCTGTTAGGGCCTTTGACTATTACAAATATATCATGGGCCAATCATACTGTAATCATTCTCACAGTATGGTAGTTTTAAAAGTTGGCAAAGATTGTTGTGATATACACCAATATCTTTAGCACAACCCCTTATTGACTCACCCTTTCGGGTTTGTTTAATTGTGTATTTCAAATCTGCAAAGGTTATTTTATTAAGGTTTTTATTGAATTTTGGGTTATACTGCGCTATGAGTCGGCCTTCAATAAACCGTACTTCTGCGAAGTCATCACTATCAAAAAGTATCTTAACAAATTGGTTATTTCCGTTTTTCAAGGCAGAAGCTACTAACCAAGCATAGTGTTCTTCACTTCTCTTGATAAACTGGAAAGCTCGATGAACTTGACCGCTTCCAAGGTAAACTAGTGTACCATCACTTTCATAGTGGCCATACACAATCCAAGTTTGGTCTGCGTTCTTTACTCTATTGCTCATAATTTTCCTTTATTTTAAAACATCAAGGCCCGATACCATAGAAGTAAGTACCTTCTGGATCAGCCAAAATATCTGCGCGAGTAATCGCGTTTGGTGGATCAATTAGACCTTGGCGCTTTGCCTCGTCTAAGAGTTCATGGTAGGTTGCACGGGATAACCCGTTACGACGCATTTCTAAAAGAGTGCGTCTAATCGTATCACCCTCAAGGGCATCTGCATAGATGGTCCTCAGAGCGGTTCTAGCACGATCAGCCTCTGCAATGTTAGTGAAGAAGGCGTCGTGGATGGTCCCTGTAGCAACATTGTTTTTACGGCCCCACAAGTGGAACTGTCTGACAATAACTGCGTCATTACTGTGGTTACCATTAACACCAAGGCCAATGGCAGCACGAGTAGTAGAACCTTTACCTAAGAGTTTACCGTCCTGTGCGGAGGACTCGAAAATGTTCATAACTTTCCGTCCTGTAACAGGGTCTCTAAACTCAATTCGTTCTTGAATTTTAGGTCGATATCGTTGTGTCATAATCTTTCCGTCAAAAGTGACCCAAGGGATGTCTACCTTTTGTGACTCGGTTGTGTAGCTACGAGCAACCTTTTTCCAAAAGTTAATAAAGCTAGTAGTAACTGGGGCACGATCACTCAAGTTCTTTGACATAATCCGCGACACAGCCGCAAAGTCATTAGGAGTGATAATATTCTGACGAGCATTCATAATTTTCTCAACAAATTCTCCTGTAGCCGTATGGATTTCCATAGCGTCTTGGATGAGTTGTCTTCCGATAGAAACATCATTGTTGACGAGTTCTACCAATTCTTTTCTGAAGGCCATAAGGTCGTCTACCGTGTTAGAGGCGTTAAGCCGAGTAGCAACTTTGATTTGGCCATCAATTATTCTTAGTTGTTCTGATAGGTCTGCCTTGGTAATTGTAAGGTAGCCTTTGTCTTGTAGAATCTTTGCGAGTTTACCAGCAACGTTTGCTGTCTTGGTAGCTTCACCCGCGCCATAGAATGTTACCCACGGTGTTCAACGAGGTCGTTAGGCTCGTCCGCATAATAATAGTTTGTGTACTGTTTGCTTCTGCATTTCTTAGAGATTGAGGGGTGTCTCACATTGTGAGCACGACCTGCTTCCCTAACAGAACCAAAAGTACCTAAAGGTGTAACTACTGAACGACTTCTGGGGTGCTTGTCCCCAGTTTTACCTTTCATATACATACCATGATTAGGGTCTTTAAAGATATGGGCATTTGACGCTACCATCTCTTCCCTTTTAGTTTCCCACTGTAATAAAGCACTCTCTTTTGCAAGATTGCGGTAGTGGTCTTCTTTCATGTGACTGTACTTTGAGAAAGCCTTCTTTGCTTCTTCAAATTGCCTAGCTGTTATCTTACGCTCTGGTCTACGATACGTATCACACATTCCAAACCAAGCTCTAGCAAGTTTTGGTGTTCTGTACATATAAAATAGAAGAGCATGAGCAACGTAGTGCGCTCTAGCTGACAGGTAAATTAGATTGTCGTTTTCATCTGAGCCTCCCATACACTTTGGTAAAATGTGGTGGCGTTCAGAATAACCTTTCGGTTTATGCTCAGACCCATGCTTTTTAAGCAAGTTCAAATAAGCCTTTTCGTAGTTCATTGGAGTTCCTTTAGTTAGGTTATTATACTGCTACATGTTTCCATGTAGATCAGACTATATCATCACCCTTTTCGGGCGCTCTGCGCTTCCATCTAACATTCAGATGTACTCCTTTCGGATAGTCGTTGCACGTTCCCCTTTCGGGGCTTCGCTCAGGATTGTCTACAGCATTACCTGTTTAGGTTTTCCCTGAATTCACAGAGTTTAGAGAACACGATTTACATTATGTTCTGCGCTTTCGCGGCTTTAGCGAGGTCTTCCCAAGTCAGGTTTGCATTCCGAAGAGAAGCAATAGTCTTAAACTCTGGATCGTTGATTGTGTCCATAGCAACAAGGTCATACAGACGGTTCTTCTTTGTAGTAGCAAGAACGTTTGATGCTTGGGCAATAGAGCGGTCACCTGTTGAGAGAGCAATAATCTGAGCACCACTAGAAGAGGCGTCATTCTCGATCATAAGCTTTGTCTTGTAAGTGGACAGTTTCTTCCAGTTATTGAAGTCACCATCAACTGCATCATAGATACGGGCATACTCAAGAGACATACGGGCAAGTTTACCAACCTCTGCTCCTTCTAACCCCTGCATAAGCGGGTGTTCGAGGAACTCACGGAGACGTCTGTCTCTCTGGGTTTTGGCTTGCATAATACGACCAAGCTCAAGTAGCTTAGCTTCATTACGTCTAAAGATAGATAGACGACCAGACTGGGTTAGGGCTTCTGTAGCGGGTCCAAGGAGGGCACCTAGTTGAGTACGAAGTTCTCTTACACCTTGAGCGTCCATTGCCACGGCACGTCCTGAGTTAAGGAAAGGTCTAACCAGTTCGCCACCTGTCGGGGTAAGATACCCACGGTGATAAACACGTCCACGAGAGTCAATAAAAACCTGTGTTCTAAACGGTGCTCCACGGAGTCTGTGATACTTAGCTGTTGCCATCATACCATAACCCTGTTCACCACGTTGGAGGATTTCGTGTCTAAACTCGTTGAGAGCATCATACTTCTTAGAGTTACCACGAGGGTCTCGAAAGCGCACAAGGTCATCCATAAAGTCAAAGAACTCATCATCAACAGAGTATTCTACATCCATGACGTGATTCATCATGTTGGCAAAATCTCTATCAATCTGCTTTGGATCGAAGTCAGCAAACCGATTAGCTGAGATGATTGGGATACCAGTTTCATTACCACGAGCATCAACAAAGGTTTTCTTCCCTGCCTTTACATAAAGACGGTCTCTTGTGTTGACAACACCAAGGCGTCTAGCAATAGTGTTCCTGCGTTCAGCTTCTTGAAGCTTGAGCAGAGTCTTGTCAATTACAACTACCTCACGGCTGACTGTGTCACCCCAACCACCGGACGCACGTCCAGTATCAAGGTCGAGAACACCACGACGGGTCTTACCACGGAAACCAATACGGATCAGGTTTTGATCTTTCATGTACTGTAGTACGCGGGAACCCTCTGTGTGATAGTCCTTAAGGGTGTGACTAATACCGGGAACAAGACTGCCAATATCGTCTGCTAGACTCTGACCAATTTTAATAGCGAGGCTATCGTAGTCA